GTGAGGTTGCGGCTAATAAGGACGGGTTAGGAAGAGACATTAGACCCAGTTGGCTAGAGAATCAAAATGTCAGCGATGTCGTAAAGATCCACCCTTGGACAGCAAGAACTCAAGGTGGCGAGTTAGCTATGGTTATGGCTGAACAAGTAGCGGAATTAGGTGCGGAGGTATCGCCAGAGACGATGCTGTACTATTACCGTATGCTAACGGGTGGTCCTGGTAAAACTGTCGAACGCTTGTTCAACGTTGCAGCAAAAATGTACAACGGGGAGAAAGTAGACAGAAAGGATGTTCCTGTTCTGCGTAGATTCTACGGAGAGACATACGCTGAGGCGTTTGAGAATCGCACAGGACGAGAGCAAAGGATTGAGAATATAGAGAAACAAGAAAATACATCAGCGGCGAAAGCATCTTTGACGGCAAGTAACTACAAGGCCAAGATCCGGAACGCAAAAACCCCAGCAGAAAGATCCCGTATTATATTCGATATGCTAGATGATCCAGAGGCTAATGCCGCCGTTATCCGCAGGATGGATAAGTTCTTCAAGGATGAGGAGCTAGGTATTACCGCTGAGGACAAGAGAGTACGAGGAATGAATGTCGATACTAGAGTCCAGTACTATCTCAAGGAACTTGCTCGGATGGACAAGGCAGAGGGAACTAATTATCTTCTTGAGCAAAAGAAAAAGGGAGTACTCAGTAAATCAGTCGAAGAGAAACTGACAGGGATGAAAGCCTTCAAGGACTTCTTTGAATAAGAAAAAGCCCCGCTCCAACACACAGGAGCGAGGCTTACCCTAACCTCAAGGAATTAAATAGGAGGAAGACTAAACAAAAAACCCCCCGCTGGTGATTACTCAGTCAGCTTACCTTGGAAATCCTCTAACAAAATTTTTAGGTTACGCTTCTCCTCCTGGAGGGTCTTGCGCTGTTCAATCATCCTGTCTATTCGATAGGAAAGAATCCTGGATTCCGAGCGGATCATTTCGATCTGCGTTTGTATTCTCTCTAAGTTTTCGTTTTTCATACGTTTGGCATAGTGATAGATAGATCCGAGATGTCAAGCCTTATGGAGTCCGCATTATACAAATACCCGGTACTCTTTGTGACCATCCCCCTGCCTCCGAAGTCAGTCGTATGGGGCATCCCCCGATCCTCGAACTTGAAGTCAAAGTCCTCACGGACAAGTTTCGATATATTCCAGATGTATATAGTCGGGGGAAAGCAGTTCACATACAGGAAGTCCTTCTTTACTGATTCAGCGATACCAATATTAGTGTCCAGCTTGATCTGCTCAATAATCCAAGGGTCATATGCTTTGCGCCGGATCTTTACTTCTACGATATAATCATCGCTCTCGTAGTCAAAGGAGTTCATCTGCTCCGGGTGTTCTCGGAGTTCGGACATCCTTGGGAAGGCTGACATTACAGCTTGGATTACTTGATCTGTTTTCATAATTACTGGAACCTCCCTGTGCAGTGATAGAATTTGAAGGCATCTCCGATGTCTCGTTCGCCTTCTCGGTTTTTGGCTAGCTTATAGGATAGCCAAGTAAATGGTCCACGATGATCCTGATCCTTGGAGGATTCAACATCGCCCTTGTGCGGCCACATAAGCAGCACTATATCAGCGTCATTCTCAATGTCCCCGGAATCCTTGAGATCATAGATGCTGAGGGAGCCGTCCCTCTTTGCACCCTCTCGGTTGATCTGAGCCAGTAGGATAACGGCTACGTTCAGGTCAATCGCCATCTGCTTGATCTTGTGAGAGATGTCGGCGATACCTTCGCACTTGCTCATTTTGTTCCCGTTGAAGGGTATTAACTGCAAGTAATCTATGATAATCATTTTTACCCCGCGCTTGCGCACGAAATAACGGCATTGACTAGCCAAATCGTCCGCTCCTTTTGTTTTGTGGGATGTGTATAGGGGTAGCCCTCTAGCCTCCTCACAGGAGGTTTTAAATCGATTTTCTTGTTCCTCGTTTACTGTGCGTTCCTCAATGGAACGGATACTAACCCCCGAAAGTGATTGGGACATACGCTTAACGAGTTGCTTCTGGGGCATCTCGAAGGAGAAATAAGCAACGGGAACGGACTGCTGCTTCATTGCCTTGGTCGCTATGTTCAATGCGAGGGCTGACTTTCCGCAGGACGTAGGTGCAGCGAGAGTCAAAACCTCTCCGGGAGCGATACCACCTGCGCCCAAGAGTCCGTCCAGTCTACCTGTATTGGTTTTGATTACATTGGAATTGAACTCACCTGCTTGGATCTTTTGGATGTCGTCTAAAATTTCGTCAATGGAATCACTGATGGTCGTTTCCTTGCTGCCCTTGGAATCAATCTCAAGGATCGAACCCTCTAGTTCAGCCCGGATGTCCTCGTACTCAACGGCCTCGGATTCTGCGTTCTCTACAGCAATCCTACAGTTCCTGATGACGGATCTCAAGTTGGACTTCTCAACGATCAGCTTTGCGTAGTGAATCGCCTGTGGCTCCGTTGAAGCCTTGTCAGCGACCGACATAAGCCCAGCTATGCCCCCGACCTCATCAAGCCCTCCTGTGCCCTTCAGAACCTCTTGGATGCCAATTTCGTCCAAGGGCTTGTTCTGGGATGCAAGTTTCGCCAGAGCATCGAATAGAATCCTGCCCCGAAGGGTATAAAAATCCTCCGAGCGAACTATCGTTGCTATGGAATCGTAAACTGATGTGTCCCCCGGAAGGAGACAGGAGGCGATGACTGTATCTTCGGCCTCTGAATTATGCGGCGGTAGCTGTATGTCTGTTTGATTCATTCTCAAGTAATTCTACCAGCGAACGAAGACATTGACCTAAAGCCTGGTGCTTAACTTTATCATCGGATGGCAGCTTATAGGGATCGACTTCATTATAAAGATTGATGCTGACTTCGACGGCTTCTTGTAGGACTTTGTTCATTTCGTTGGAGTTTAGGATATACATTTTTTGATAGAATACTTGACCCCTGCGGGATTGCAGGAGCCAAGCATTGTATCACATTGGACTAGGACTTGTTGCCCCGTTCCAGCATCCCTATGGCTATCAACGAGTAACCAATGAGATCCCGGAATATGTCCTTAGCTTGGTCCCCCTCGGAGTCAACCGAGAGGGAGCCGTCAGAACAGAAAGCCTTAGCTCTCTGGAATTTGTCCTGCATACGGATGCAGATGCCTGTGAGTGGGTCAACCCCGAACTCAGTGCTGGAATCGAAGTTAGCGAACGGATTGTCGTTAGTCTCTCCGCCAGTATAATCCGAGTTCTTCTTCGCAGTTAAGTTCATTATGTAATCAACTTCCTGCTCACGGAACTCAGCCCACCAGACCTTGTCGTAGCTAACTTTTGTAGGCATTAAAACGGCGAGTCATCCACTACTGCCCCAACTGGCTGCTTCGGTGCGGAAGCACCCTTTGGCTCAACTGGGTTGACGGCAATGGACAGGAAGTTAGTCCCGGATTTGGCTGTTTTCTTCCAACCCTTGAGGTAGAAGTCCTTGCCCTCGACGTTGATCTTCCCGTTGTAATCAGGATGATTCGGTTTCTCTTTTCGGTCATTCACGAAGAATGTACCGCTATTGGTATTATCGTACTCCATTATTTATCTTGGTTATTGTTTGCTAAGAGAGTGTATATTTCTGCGACCTTAAGCTCAAGAGCTTCTAGATCGACACGTTGATCCTCAAGGGAGTCCTCAAGCTTACTGATATTAACAAGGTTGTACTCCTCGATTTCTTCAACGTAGTTTTGAATGGCTATAATATCTTTGCTAAATGCAATCATAATTAAAATCCTGCGTGTTCAGGTGATTTTGCCGGGGACTTCCCGTGCGTATTTGTAGCATCCGGATCCTTCGTATCATCAATAGCGAAGAGACCATTGAGTGCGTACTTACGAGCATAGGAACTAGCGGAGCCAGTAATCTGAGCATCGTCCATACCCTTCTTTATCTCTGCCTCACGGGCGAATCCATTGGCTTGTATATACGCAGATCCATCGTTGTCATACAAGAAAGCCTCCGCCTTTACATATACCCGACGACTGACACCTAGCTCAACGATGTCATCTTTAATAACTAAGGAACAACCCCATTCCTGGAGCAAGGGTTTAACGGCGGTAAGGATATCCTCACAGGAGCGGTACTTGTACCCCCCGAACTTATTAGTCTGCCCCTTGGGGGCTTTGAGGGATGACTGAATCCCCTGTAGCTTTTGTCTAATGTTGTGACTCATACTTAGTTATGGTTAAGTTTGTCGCTGTATTTTTTTACAATCCAGTCGATTGCAAAAGCGTAGTCCTCTGAATTTACA